CATCTTTTTCTCCAGAGATTGCTTCTGGTACTACACTTGATACTTCATGTGCTAAGAAACCATCTACTGTTTTATCTGCATCTGCAATAAAATTAAATCTTGCAGGTTTTAATTGTTTTAATCTCGCTGTTGCGTCAAAGTCATAAGATACATTTTCTTTAAGTCTGTAGTCAGATGAAGTGTTATAAACTACTGATGAGCCAGAAGTATTTATAGAACCAACTTGATTATTTGTATTATGAAATTCTATAGCATGATGAGCATTAGCAGTATTACTTTTAATTGTCATACCACTTCTTGTATAATTATTTTTAATTAACAGATATTCACTACTTACATTTGTAGTTGAATTTATAAGTAATCTATCACCACTAGTAAGACGCATCTTCTCACTATTATCTACTCTAAACTGTAAAGATGAATTAGCTGATGTTTGTTGTGTATCAGCAGTAATAACTAAACTACCATCATTAGCTGTTATTGTAGCATCAGTATTTCCAGAAGTATCTACAAATCCAAGACTTCCTGCACCATTGTTAGAATGACCAGAAATAATTAATCTATTATTATCTGCTGAACCATGTGATAAGTCATTTGTTGTTCCAAGAAAAAGTCTAGCACCACTATTATGGTCAACTCGCATACGTTCTGCACCATTAACTCCAAAATCTAAATGATTACCATTGTGAGCATAATTAATATAACCAATGCAATTATTTCCATCATCTCCAAAACATATTGCTCCATTAGATGTATTGCCAGATAGAATAGTCATTCCACTATTACCAGAATTTTCTGCTACAAATTGATTATGACCAGAGTTTACACTAGCACCACTATCAGCAGATTTAGCATGAACTTTTCCTAGAGGTAAAGTTTCTCCGATACCTAATCCAGTAGAAGTTAATCTCATTCTCTCACTATCTTCAGTATAAAATTGATGATTGTTTACAACTCCTGCAGTTCTTTCAATTGAAAGTGCAAGTTGACCACCAGTATAATTATCTAGTTGAGTTCTTAATCTAAAATCACTATCTAATCCTTGCATTAACCATGCTTTTGCATTTGTTCCACCAGATGTATCTGTAAAACTTATGCCTTCACTATTGCCTGATAAAGATAATAAAGAAGATGGCGATGAAGTTCCGATACCAACTCTGTCATTACCACCATCAACAAATAACATATTTGCGTTGTTATTACTTTCAACTCTGAAATCACAATCTGCTCCACCCTCATTAAAAACATGATTACCACTATTATCTAAAATGTATCTAAATTGACTATTAGTTGCATCATTAATTGCGTAAGCATTTCCAAAAGAACCTATTTGAAATTGTCTATTACTTTGGTCACTTTCTTCGAAAGTAATAACTGGTGTATTACTAGTTATATGAATTGGTGTTGATGGATTTGAATTAAAAATACCTAATCCAGTAGAATTTAATCTCATCTTTTCTGCGTTATTAACTTGAAAAGTTACAGGAATATTAGTGATACTTGCTAATCTTGTTTCTCCAACTAAACCTAACAAACTACCTGTTCTTGTTCCATTTGATTCGAAATCAAGTATTCCACCACTTGTTCCACCAATTGTTAAATTTCCAAAACCAGAATAATTATTTGGAGACGTAGTTCCAATTCCAACATTTTCATTACTATCAATAGTTATAGCAACCGATGTTGCATTGTCATCTATACCTGCAGAAGTAAAACCAGATACTGTAGCACCAGCAGGTACAGTAATAGTATCTCCAGATGCACCAATAGTAATTACATTAGCAGCTTCGCTAATTATATTATTACCTGCTTGGTCTTGTATTGTATCTACTTTTAATATACTTGCCATTATATGTTATCCTTGTTATGATGTTGTTATTGCCGAAGGCAGATTAATTTGGTTTTCTTTTATTTTTTCTTTAATATTCATTTTCATTGTCATTTCAATTTCAGACCAAGCATCAATATCTGTTTCATTTCCATCGTCATCTAAAATAACTGGTGTTAATGCTTGTTTAATCCAAGAGATTGCAGTTTCTTTATCTATACTATTGAAATCAATATAATCATCTTCTGTTCCATCTCTAAATTTAAAACCAACAGCACCTTTAATTGAACCTGTGTTATTATTTTCATCTGTACCAGAAACAGTATAGTGAATTATTCTAACATATTTATGTTCACCTTCAGTTGTCATGTTGTCTATTTTCCAAGTTAAATCCATATTATCCATTACACTCCATTGTTGAGTTATCGTTTGCAAATAAAGTTGCTACATAAGCACCTACTGCTGTACTAGCAGGAGAAGTAATTGTAAAAGTTACTGCTGTTGTAGTTGCACTATTTACTGTTATTCCTACTGTGCTACCACCTGTATCTATACTTCCAACTGAACTCCAAGAACTTAATCCACTTATAAACAACAAAAGGTCTTTATTAATTCCATTAGTTGCGTCTCCTGCGATACCCCTCATACTTAATCTCATACCAATACTTTTATGAGAACCACCATTAACTGCATTTAAACCACTTACTTCAATTTGAAAATCTCCTGTAAATGGTGAACCACCTATTGTAACACAATCATCAAATTGTGCTGTCTGTCTTGTAAATATTTTACCTGCATTATTAATTTTTAATAATTCAAGTGAGTTTGTAGTTCCAGTTCCATTTCTGTCACCAATAGAAAATGTTAAATTTGTATCATTGTATAAAATTTGACCAACTTCTCTACCACTAGCATTAGTATCTTCTAAATAAATAGTAGGTGTATCATTAGAAACTGTAAGAGAACCTGGTCTTGAATTAAATGGTGATGCAGTACCAATACCAACAGAACCAGAACTGTCTATGACAAGTTTATCATTTAAACCTGATGTTCCAAATTCCATTTTGTCAGTTGAATGGTGGTATCTTATTCTTCCTCTATTTGGGTCGCCACTATCTCCAAACATTATATTTCCTGTACCACTTGTAGATGAACCTATAGTAAATCCTGTATCTCCATTATTTTCTATAAATAATTCATCAGCTAAATTATGTGGTGAAACACTACTACTGCCATTTGAAACTGCAAGTTTTGTAGGGTCAGACGTTGTTCCTATAGAAACATTTCCCCCAGAAAAAATCCTCATTCTTTCTGAACCATTTGTTTTAAACATCAAATAATCGCTACCAGAGTTTCCTAAGATTAAATTATTAGCATCACCAAATTGTAATTCACCTCCTGTTGGAAGTCTTATAGCACCACCATTACCTGATAGTTCCATAGTAACTGCTGGATTGGTTACTCCAATACCAACTTTTCCATCATTTTTAATAATCATTCTGTTAGTTCTAGCAGGAGCAAAAATTATATCTGGTGTACCCCCTTGTGTTGAGAATGTTAAACTACTTGCTGCTTGTGCTTCAATAAGTGATTGGTCATTTCCTGTTACTCCACCAAATGTTGTTCCACCAAAAGATGGACCAAGTTGATGTATTTTTATGTAAGAAGTTCCACCACTACTATGTGCTTCAAAACCACCTAATGCAGTTGATGTTGTTGTTTTTGATTTAATTAAAGTATTTCCTGTATGTTCAACATGAAGTTTTTCTGAAGGAGATGAAGTTCCGATACCTAATCCAGTATCAGTTAATCTCATTCTTTCTGAACCACTAGTTGAAAATCTATGGTTACTAATAGTAGCACCACTTCTAATAATTTCGTAAGCAGTTTGACCAGAACTATTTGCATCATTTCTACAACCAATTCTAAAATCACTATCTAATCCAAACACTCTCCATTTCTTACTGTCAGTACCACCAGAAGTGTCTGTAAACATAATGTCTGGCGAACTAGCTTCAATGGAAAGTTTACTTGTTGGCGATGTAGTCCCAATCCCAATTCGTTCCGAACTATCTATCGTAATAGCAACTGATGTAGCATTGTCATCTATACCTGTAGATGTAAAACCTGTTATAGTTCCAAGTGAAGTTATAGTAGGTTGTGCTGCTTCAATATTTAAAGTAGCTACTCCAGAAGTTGCACCACCAGATAAACCTGTACCTGCAACAACTGAACTAATATCTCCAGTTAAAGCTGACCCATTATTTTGTAGAGTACCTACAATATTAATTGTATCACCACTATCACCTATAGTAACAGTAGTTCCACTTCTTCTTTTACTTCTTCTTCTGGTAAATGATTTTTTACAATATCAATGTAATGCTTTAATAAAACTTCATTGTGTGAAAGTTTTACTCTTAGCTGATTTGAGTCTTGATTAATTACTTGTAAGTTTTGTAAAGCAATTTTACCTTCATCATTTAATTTATTTTCATCATATTGTTTGTCGTCTAATGTAAACATTTGTTTCCTTTATATTGTTATTATATATTGTTTTCTTGATTAGATTTAAAAGTTTCATAGTTAGCTTTTACTTCATCTGTCCAGACTGCGTTACATACTGCTTGAACCTCTGAGTGTTCAGCAGATATATCTGCATCTGGCATTAAAGCATGTCTATGATACTTTCTTGATAATTCTTCGCCATCTTCGATAACTACAGTATCTGTTCTTACTTGAACTGATTTGTATTTTCCGACCACTTCGATTTTACCAATCTGTGTCTCTTTAGTTATTGCCATGTGTTGTCTCCTTTATTGTTGTTAAAATTAACTATCTGTTGCATATGTTACTGTAACCATTATATCTTCATCTCCATCCATTGCTGATGCAGAAACATTTGTTTCAACATTATCTAAACTCGATGTACTATTAGTTTTTTTTAATCTAATTACTGAAGTGTTGCCTTCTACATAAGCACCTCTAGGAGCATTATCACTATCAAATAAAGCTGAAAAGCCTACACTTCCAGAGCCATAATAATTAGATGCGTTTTTACCAGCAAAAGGTAATCCATTAATTTGAGCTCCACCACTTGGACCAGAACTCCAATTTAATAAATTTAACCAACAAGAAGCACTCACTAAATTTCCAACTTTAGTATAATAACCATTTCTACTAGCATAATTAACACCACTTGCAGAGCCAGAAGTTCCACCAAAAGAAGGTGTCCAAGTTCCTTCTTCGTAATCGTCTAAAGTATTTGCTGTGCCTGTGCCACCTAATGCAATACCACCACCAACTTTAAATCTTGCAATTTCTAATTCTGAACCACTTGGTGCTGATTTTTCAATAACCAAATCATTGTTTGTTTGTTCTAATCTAAAACCATAACCAACAGTAGTATCAGATGGTTCTATTGATATACATGACTGACCTAATGTATTACTTCTTGCTCTTTTAAATTGAACTTTTCCTACTGATGTAACACGCATTGTTTCTGTATTTTCTGCTACAGCAAATAAAATGTTTCCATCATCTGTTCTTAATTTTAAATCATCACTTTCAGCACTAATAGCAATAGTATCGTTAGAACCTGTATTAGCAAAAGTTATAGCTGAAGATGTTCCTGCTGTAGAAGTTAACTTTAATAAAGTTGTTTGTGAAGAACTATTAACATCTAATGCAAAGCTTGGAGATGCAGTTCCTATACCCCATTTTTCAGTTCCAACAATACCAACTACTGTTCCATCTTTTCTTAAATTTATAATGTCTCCATTATCAGTTAATCTATTTAAGATAAGAGGTTTATCTCCACTTCTAGTAAATGCACCAAAGCCATCAGCATGAGCTTGAACTCCTGCAACATTACTATTTGAAGCAGTTTTACCAATAAATAAATTTCCATTGTTGGTAATTCTAACTTTTTCTTGAGGCGTTCCTGCTGATGCAGTTCTAAAAAGTATTTCGCCATCATCTTTGTTAGTTGTGTCAGAACCAGTAGTAAATAAAATACCTGCAACTTCTGTTCCATTCCATTTTGATGCTAAATTAAGTATTCCACCACCTGCACCACTTCTGTTAGCGTCAGCAAATATTGCAGTATTAAAATTTCCAGTATTCTTTATTAATATTCCGTCATCCCAAGTTGATGCAGAAATATCTAATTTATTTTGTGGATTTCCTGTATCAACACCAAGTCTGCCTGTAACTGTTGCACCAGAAGATGTGGTTTCAAATTTCTTAGAGTTGTCATAGTAAAGTTCAACTGCACCATCTTTAAAGAATTGTGCATAATTTTCAGAACC